AGCCATCTCTGCGTTTTCTAGACACATTGGTGGGGTCCGCAATACTCATTACATGGGTAGCAATCCAGCGGAAAGACATACCTGGTATGGGTGTTGGATCGGGCAACTTACTCGATGGTGTGTACACATATCGAGCCTCTTGTGTGCGTGTTTCTAAGTCACGGGGGGTACGGGTATTACTATTAGCCATTTAATTTCTCCAATTTTAAAACTTCAGCTGCATACACTTTGGGGTCCATTTTGAACTTCTTCGCCAGCGCAAGCTGGGTCGTAGTCAGTTGTATCTTCTTTGTTCCAGAAGAACGACTTGCAGGTGCGGTGACAGACGGCGTCTTTTTTGGAGGATCAGCAGGCGGCGTAGTTTCTGCCGTAGCCTGTCCAAACATATCTGGAAAGGTCTTTTTGATGCGGGAATCAATGGCCTCATAGTACTGATCAGTACGTGGGTCTACCCCCGAATTCACTAGTTTTTGATGCAGTCCTAGTGCGTAACTGGTTATATCTTCGAATCCTGGTTGACCGTACCACTGGTTTTTGGCTTGCCAGCGCAAGAGCTTTTCATCGCGGTAAGGTTGTTGGACCTGTTGTGGAGCTGAATATACATCATTTCTATCTTCTTGTAAAGGGGTCGTTTTGAAATTTTTTGCTTCTTCTGAACGAAGTTTAGCAACTGTCAACGCCTCCTGGGCAGCAATAATGGCATCTGTGTCAAATGCTTCTTGCGCTGCTTTGTAGTCACGCCTGGCTTTATCAAGCTCTGCTTCCGCTGCAGTTTTAGCCATAGCCGTGTACTGCTCTGTGCCCGTGTTGACGTATTGTTTGAGGCGTTTGTTTTCCTCAAGCATTTGCTGAGCTATTCTTTCTAGCTCTGCTTTCTCTCGCGCCATAGCTTCTTTAGCACGTCTTTCGTCGTGCCTTGCATGGGTGAGTTCTTTAATTCTTTCTTGGGCACCCTTGGTGTACTGATTAATTTCTTCATCAGTGGGGTCCTCTACCTCACGGTCTAGTGGCCTGCGCCCACGATCCGCAGGAGGTGTGTCATCAACAACTTCAATTTCAAAATCGTCGTCATTGTTTGTCTCTAAGGGTTTACCCTTGTCTTCAATTTCGTCAGGAAATTTGAATTCCTCGCCTTTAAATTCTGCCATTGTTTTTCCTTTATGCGCGGGTTATGCCACGGGGATCATCTACAACGCCGTCAACCTGATCATCATTGATGAACCGGAATTCATTGCCGTAAATCTTAAAACGCGTACCTGCATAGGTACGTACCATAATGAAATCACCTTCCTTACACCAAGGTCCACTAGGAAACTTGTTCTTGTCTGCGTACGCATCTGGCCCAACTTTTAAAACAAACAACACGGTGGTTGCATGTTCTTCTTGTTTGGCGTAGAAGTCTGGACGCTCAAGGTCTAGCTCAGTACCGTCAATTTTTTTAGAAACTTGGGGTACGCTACAAAGCAACCGATACCCGGATGGGCTAGGAAGCAGTGTTGCTTTATCCTCGTCTTTCTCTGGCGGTTTGGTAATTTGTTCAATTACCTCGACCGTTGGTTTGAGCTTTAACCGCTCAGGGAGTATGAGTTCACTCATCTTGTTTTTCTACCTTTTCTAGCAGGTCAAGTAATAAACCCTCTGCGATGGCTAGACCCGAAATCACCCCGCAAAGTTTTTGATATTGATCAAAAGTGGTGCACTGACCTGTTGCTAAGTCGTCAGCGTAATTGTTCATTTGGTCGCGTAATTGTTTGCGCAGCGCGCCTGCGAAATTGACTATCATTTAGTTGGTTTCTCCTTGGGTTGTGGGGTAGGCTGATTAGCTTGCATCTCTTGTTCGTGCATACGCTGGACGTCGCTCTCATAGCCAGAGTGGTCCAGTCCTTTTTTGTGTTTGTACAAGTCCGCCGCACGATCTTTACGTTTTTCTTGGAATTGCCCAGCCTTGTTGAGCGCGTCAATTTGAATACGCTTATTGTCAGTATGGAGCATTCCTGCCTTGTGCATTGCGTCAACTTGGATGCGTTTATCGTCCATGTGCAGACGACCCGCTTTCTCCATTGCGTTAACTTGTATTTTCTGCCCTTCCATGTCTTGACGTGCTTTAAACTCCTCGGCTTTAAGCTGCGTGTTGGCCTGCGCCTGAGCTGCTTTAGCCTGTACTTCTTGCGCTTTAATGTCAACTTCTTTTTGACGAATCTGCAATTCTTGCTGTTGTAACTGAAACATCGGATCTTGTTGTTGCTGTTGAGCCTGCTGTTGTTGAGCCTGCTGTTGATGTTGTTGAAGAACCGCTTGAGCTGCTTGCGCCATGGCTTGTGACATCTGATACTCGACCTGTGGAGAAATCTTGTGGTCTTCGTCATTTGGAGGAATCGCCATGCCCATTTGCGCTTCAATACGTTTCTTGTACTCTAAACCAACGTGTTCAGCAATGTGCGCCGTCATCGCGCCTTGAATCTTAGGTGCATTGGGATTCTGACCTATCAACTGCATAATCAGTGGATCCTGCATAGCAGCCATGTGCACTTTAATATGTGACTCGTGATCTTGATACTCAAACGCTTTAACCGGCTCCATCTTAAGTATGGAGATGTTCTCAGATACTGGATTGCTTGGCTTAATGTCGTCTGGTAAAGGTACGAGTTTGTCCGCACCCTTGATGCCCATTACTTCAAGCATGCGTCTGTGCAACTCTGGCAAATCGTAAATATCAGGCGCCATCTGTGCCATTTGAATCACAGCTTGGTACTGAACAACACGTTGCGACATAGTCGCTGCATTGGGGTCGCTGACAGGGATAATGTCTACGTTGTCGTAATCATCTTGTTTAGCTGTTTTAGACCCGTACTCAGGCTCATACTCGTAGTTAACAGGTGTGTCTTCTTTAATTAGCGCGGCAAGAAGTTTTAATTCTTGTTTGAATGTGTAGTGCATGCGGGCTTGAACAGCCGACATAACTTTAAGTTGTCTTTCTAACAAAGCGAGCGTTGTGCCAACAGGTGCTTGGCTGGACATGTCGCTAATTTGCATATCTGCAGTAGCGGCAAATCTACGCCCCTCTTCGACAATTTTGTCTAATAATCCGGCTAAAACTGCACTAGGCTCCTTATATGGGAGCGGTAAAATGTTATCTCTTAGCGGACCCGACGCAATATCAACGTCGCGGAATTCTCCTGGTGCAATGGGCGTGTCATCACCTTTAATGCGAAGGCCACGCGATTTAAGTCCTCCGGGGAGGTTAGATAAAGTTCCTGCGTCGACCAGTTGACGCATAATCGAGGTGGCGGATTTTGCGAAGCCACCGATAAGATGGAAGAGTCCGAAGCCATAGGCTCCAAATCCTGGGATGTATTGGTAGTGGACAAAGTGTTGTCGCTTAAGTCTGTTTTCATCATCTTCCTTCCAGTTGCGGCGTACGGACAGTACGTTATTACTACCTTTGATTAAGGTTACCACATATGGAAGTGCAATGCCAGTTTCTTCACCTTTGTCGTTTACATCTTCATAGCCTTTTAAATCTAAGTCAGCGTGAACTTCATAAATAACATAACGATCATCGTTTAAATCGTTGAATCCAGTTTCTTGATCTTTGGCTTTTTGAATCTCATCTCTTAACTGCGTAGCGTCAGGTAATTCAAAATCTAGGTAAAAACCCGCCTTTTGCAATTTTAAAATTTCATTCTTAGTCTTGCGCATCACGTGCGTCATGCGGTAGCAAGTGTCCATATCGGTCGTACCGTAAGGCAAAATCATATCTTCCGCAGGTACAAACATAGATGTTTGGCGCCCTAAAGTGATGTCATCATACACTTTTTTGAACGCTGAACCGGTTGCTGGAAGGGACCACAACATGCGCTCATGTTCGGGTCTAAACTCCACCATCACCTCAGTCAACTCGTAGTTCATGTCATCCTCAACCCGGATGGCAGATTCTTTCTTGGCTGGCGTTTCTTTACCTAATATCTTAGTGCGAACGGGGCCTTGGGCGGGAAACATCTCGGTGATCGTTTCACTTTGGAATCGCACTACGGCTTCAGTAATCATTGGGTGGAAGACACCTGATGCTCCGTTCCAAGGCTCCGTTCTCTCTTCGTATTGGAGTCCCAAAAGCTTGAGCCCCATTACATATGCTTTCTCCCATTCTTTGCGGGAATTTTTATCATTCTCAATATCGTTTGCCAAATCGTTGGCTAAAGATCCCATGACAGACTCTGGAATTTCTTCTGCTAAATTTTTATAGAAATCATTGCCTTCGCCGTCTGGCTTGATCTCCATCTCCAAGTCCCCTGCATGAATCTTGACCGCCTCTGGATCAACAACTTCAATCTCAATTGGTTCGTCAACATGACTTGGATCTGTGCCCTGCATGTCAGAGTAAAGTGATTTGTCTATATTAGTAGCCATGTTTGTCCTTAATAATACGCGTGTTGTCTACGCTTGAAATGTATGGGGTCGTCGCGTTCGTCCGAGTCAAGTTGAACAAACCCGCCTTGTCTAAATCTCATTAACGCTTGCGTGGTCGTATCCACGTAGTCATCGTGTTCACCAACTGGAAATACTGCGATTTCCTCAATGACTTCTCTAGCCCAGCGTGTGTCTGGTGCCCACACGACGCCGGATGCAAACAAGTCAGACACGGCATTTAACCGCACCATCTTATCGTTGCCTCGGCTTGGATTTGTTTCTTGCACATGGATACCCATGGCTCTGAGTTCCTGTATCAGCGGTGCTCCAGAAGCTTTTTTCTCCACAATGAACGCGTCAGGTTCCCAATTCTTGTAGTGTTTAAGTGCAGCTTGTTTGAGATCCGGAAACGCCATTCTATCCTTGAACGCATCTAATAGTATGATATGCGGGCGCATCTTTTCATACTCGTTAAAGAACACGCCCCATGTTGTGCATGCTGAATAGTCAGAACTATTCTTGGTTTCATACGCCGTATCCCAGGACTGGATCACGTATTCACACTGCGGAGGGTCTTCTTTATCCCAAATCTTCCACGATTTTCTGGGCACAATCGCTGATGTGTCCGTCGTGGGTTGCTGCATGTACTGCGCATTCCAAAACTTGGGATCAATCGACGCTTTTGTTGTTTTTAAAACATCTAACTTCCACTGTTCAGGCCAAAGTGACTTCTCCTCTGGCGTATTCTCATTTAATATAGCAGGCAGCTCTACCAACTCCCAGGGCAGTGAGTCAGGATTCTTGATCTGGTAGTCCAACAGTCGTCCCGTCAGGTCAAGCAGCGACCAACGCGTCATAATCACAATGATCGCGCCCCCCGGCATCAAACGTTGAAGCGGTCCTGTCTGGAACCACGACCATGCGGTATCAAAAGCCAGTCTTGAATTTGCTTTAACGTCTTGCTCGGAATGGGGATCATCAATAACAAACAAATCAGCACCGCGACCGGCAAGAGCGCCACCAACACCAGCAGCATAATACTGTCCGCCAACAGAAGTAGACCACTTACCAGCGGCTTTTTGGTCGTCAGCCACATTTGTGGCGGGGAAAATCTCATGGTACTCCTCCGATTCAATCAAGTTACGTACCCGGCGCCCGAAATCCTCAGACAAACCCGCCGTGTGAGTGCCCATGATAATTTTTTTGTCAGGGAATTTACCTAAAAAGTAGGCGGGGAACAGATAAGAACTGAACTCAGACTTGCCCATACGTGGGGCAATGTTGATAATGACGCGCCGTTTCTTACCTTCAATCACATCTGTAAAGATCTTTGCCAGTTTCTTGTGGTGCGGTCCAATCTTGAACCCCGGATACACCGCAGATGCAAAACCAAGCATAGATTTCTCAGCAGATACCAGTCTTGCCCGGCGCTCTCGTACTTCTAAATCTTCAAATAGCTCCATTTTGTCCTGCAAGGACATCTTGGGCAGTGCTTTCATCAGCGCCTGCAGCTCGATTTTACTGAGCGTTGTCAGGTTCTGTAAGTTCATACTTGGCGCTGGTTGTTTCTACGATTAAAGTATCCGGTGCTTGTTCAATATCAACAACATCAACCACCCCCATGAAGCGATTGAGCTTTTCTTTGATACGCATTTCGAGTTCAGCGTCGGATAATTCGTCCTTTTTGATCTCGATTTTTTCTGTAAACAAACCAACTTCAGTAACTTTTCCCAGCAAAGTGAGTGCTTTTAGTCTAATATTTGCGTTAGAATTCTTGGTTTCTTCGACGATTTTGGCAACGGTATAACCCCGTAATTGCTTAGCTTGTTCAATAAACTCCCAATCATAAGCGGTCAACATACCAGTTAAATGGCGTACGGCTTCGGGAGTCTTAATAGAAACAAGTGCTTCTTTGGAAGCGTGTTCGTCGGTAGTTGTAATTAATTTTTGAAATGTTTTTCTGGCAGACGCGGTTTCGTGGGCCTCATCTATTTCGTCGTCCAGTGTAGCGCCAAGTTCAGCTAACCAGTCTATTGTTTTTACTTGGGCGTCGAGCACCTGCTGGGCTGACACAGCGTCCAGCTCAGTAAACCCCGACTTGGTGATGTCGGGCTCAAATTGCACCAAATCTTCAAACATTTGCGAAGTCCTAAAAACTTTCGATGTGCCGAGTATATAATACTTTTGAGTAATCGCGCAAGCGTTTGCTTCTCCTTGATCTTCGGATCACTTTTACCCCAGCTAGTCTGGGGTATTTTTTTGGAATTTTTTAAAAAATTTTTGGGTTAGGTACTTAAGTATTACAGAATATTGATTTGCGCCTCACAAACAGTGTTGTCGCGGAGGGTGGCATGGTCACCATGAAAGGGGCTCTGGGGGTACGGTGGGGTTGACGGATACGGCAAAATACGCCGAAAACGCCGTTTTCTGGGGTAAAACGTACCTCAAAGCCCTAGCAAAGCCCTTGATATAGATTACACCAAGGATAGAAAAAACCCTTTAAAATCAACGACTTAGCTCATGTCAAGGGTATTTGGTAGCACGTTGGGATACAATAGAGTCATCGGTTTAAGGAGTCATTCAGTCTCTACCGATTCATTTGGAGGTCAACTATGACTAAAGCAACTACATCTATCTCTACTATCTTTGATCGTGCATTTGATAATCAAGCCGAGCTGTTCGCCCTACTCGGCGAGCATGGTATTACCACTAAGGAGGAAGCAAAGCCCCATGCTATCAAGTGGGCGGAGGGTCGTTTCAACGTACAAGCCCATGAGGGACAACGCGGAGGGATGACATTCGAGAAGGACACGCCCGCCTATAACGCTGTGAAATACGTCCTTCGTGTAATCTTTGAGCAACCCAAGACTGGCGGTGTTCGTGCCAAGACCGATGAGGTTGCGTTGTTACTCAAGAAATTCAATGCGTTGAGTGCATCTGAGCAACGCCGTTTCTTGAAAGCACTGGGGTGAAAATTAACCCGAGTTTTTCCCGAGGGCGCAAGGGCGAGGTGTCTTTGCGCTGTTCCTTTTATTGTCAACCAGGAGAATCAACCATGAACAATCTAAAAATCAACCTAGAACATACTGACACATACGGCGGTGAAGCGAACTATTCTTGGGTACGCCGAGAATCCCGAGTGCTCCCTGCAACTAAGGACGGAAAGCCGAGATCTGATCGGTCTATCGTTCAGATAGCTAAAAAGTGGGCGAACCTCACGGGCGTAACGTGCCGAGTCGATGTGTACGGTGACATGCTCGCAATCTATCCACGTGGTATTGCCCACGTTGTATTCGTAACCTTTGGAGAATAACCATGAAAGCAACCGTCAAACGCTTCAATCGAGGCGAGTATTTCGTCATCTTTAAAACACCATCACACCCCATTGGAGCCGTAGGTTTTAAACTGTACGGCTTTGACAAACATTGGGTGTTGTTCAACCACTTAAACACCGAAATTAATTGTTGGACATCCAAGAAAAGCATGGTCGAATACTTAGAGAGTAAGACCGAGACCCAGTTACTAGAACTTAGCATTGCGAGATAACCTTGAAAACTTTCTTTATAACCACCGCCATCTACATTGTGGGCGGGCTAATCTTAATCGCAACTTACTACAAACTTTAAGGAGTGAACATGCTTGAAATTACCCGATACATACCAGAGCTAGATACCACGCTAGTAACCGTTGTGCCTATGCCGAGCG